GGTATGATGAAACCAAGCGTCAGGAGTGGCAATCTAAAATGTTGGCATCAAACTTAAACGATGGATCTTCTATCCTGCATGAAAGAATGGAACAGGTAAAGGAAGAATACAGCGATGCAGAATGGAAGAATGATGTTGTTGGTACAGATGAGGATATTGAGCCTATCAATGATTTTGAAATTGTAGAAGGCACGGATCTCTATCTTGTTGAAGTTCCCGTGAAAGAACCATGGAAAGTATTTGCGTATGTTCCGTTTGGTGACTGGAATGAATGTCCGAAAGCTGAAGAACACATGGCAATAGCCAAATATTGGTATGAGAAACATGGTGCGTGTGCAGCATATATTTCAAATGATGTTGTTAAGTATTATCTGCCCAGTTCAGTGATGGGTGATACAATGCCTATTGCAAAGGAACATTTGGGATATAGTGCGGATATTTTACAAGGAAACAATCTTGCATCCCTTTCTACTCAACTTAAAAAATCCACAATATGGTATTTCTGGTGGGATTGATTTATTGAAGCGGAACACTGCCTAATCACCCTTTCCTATACGCCTTTGTCTTGCGCCCAACGCAGGATGAAGGCTTTTCTTTTTTCAGCGGTAGGCTCCGCCTTCAGCACCTCCTTCGCTTCGCTCTCCGCACCTTTAGCATTTGCAATCTCTCAGGCGTGAGAGTCTATCAAGTAAGGTAGCCAATCCCGATTTTCAAAGGAGTAAGGCGTGGCACACCGCCTTTCCTGCACTTTGTGCATCTTTCATGCTGTTATCTTGGTAGCTTGTTCCACCGTCCCATGCAATGTCTGTGGACGAATCGGCTTTTATTTCGCCACCAAAATGACAAGTATTCATATTAGCCTTTTCTTATCCGTTCCACACTCTCATTAGTGAATGGCTTCGACACCACTGATGTCCGTTTCATTATGCAGCAAGCACATCCACCTTTCTACTTGCCTTAAAGATAGGTATCTGTCTGCCACGATTTCATCATGGAAGATGTAGCCATCCCATCCTATGATGACAACAGAGATTGCACAATTCAAATCACCAGTCTTCTTCTTTTATTATTCCGGAGTAATATTCTGAAGTGGTGTTCTTTGTACCAAATCATTTTATTTGTTCGACGTGAAGCACTTACCAAATGTAATGCTTTCTGATTTTTCCTTTGCAAAGTTAGCGCAAGCGGCATTCTGAAAGGGTCGCGCTCCACGCTTAGCCTAAGATTTTTTCAAAAGTTTTTGGGGCAGGTTTGCCTCATTCCAAAATCTTTCAAGCCCGAAGGATGAAATAATCTTGGCTATCCCTTGCATTTACATGCCTTCTCCTTGCTGCTCCTTGTATGCACGTAAAAATTACAAAAGCACTTCGGTGCTTCACTTTTAAGTCGAACAAATAAAAATTTAAAGATTATGGTACACACCACTTTTAATTCAGAATATCACTTCGGTAAAAGAAGTTCAAGACAGGTTGAATTGTCAAGCAATCTCTATCAGGTTGTCATCAATGGAGAGGATGGCGAGTATATCGAATATGAAATCGAGGCGGACAGCCATTCTGAGGCAAGCGCCAAGGCAGAAGCACTCGCAGCTGACAGCTTTATAGACATCAGCTATATCGAAGTCTATCTCATTCACTAATCAGATTGTTTCACTCTTAAAATAAGAAAGTTATGAATACTTCAAATGTCATTTTAGCAGCTAAAGCCAATTCCGGCAAGTCCACAAACAATGTATGGGTCGTTTACACAAGCGATAACAGCTCAGATAAGATGTATTGCACAAGTGCATACAAGGCTATGCGCCTCGCCTTCCTCCTCAAAAAGAGGTTGGGATTGAACATCTCTGATAATTGCCTCGCACGCCTCTCGCAAGAGATTGCAAAAGCCAAGGGAGCCACAGCTCCCACGGCGCAGGAGGTGCAGAAGCCGGAGCCTGCTCCAGTAGAGGAAAAGCCTAAGAAGAAGAGAGGGCGCAAGCCAAAGGCTGAAAAGGCTGCTTAGGCAGTCTTCCACTTCCGCCCGGCTCGAAGGAGTCGGGCTTTCTTCTGTCGCTGCTGCAAGATCGTAACAAGTCCGCACTTGCCTACACTCCATACTAAAGCCCTTTGTCCTTCGAGCCGTGCAGAGCAGGGCTGCGGTTAGGTCTTTTCTTATACAGGCAAAGCCTGTTATCTTTGAAAACAAAAAGGTCATGCTTAAAATCAATTATAATCCTTCTCTCTACGTCTTCACTTGCAACATCCCATCGGAGATTGAAATATCTTCTGATGCTGCTTCGGTATATGTCACTATCGCATGTGGTCCTGACACTATCTTTGAAACGACGCTTTATCCTTACAACAACATCGCCATGCTCTATGATGCTCGCTCCATCATCGAGGGACACATGCTGGATAAGCAACGTGTCTTCGCCAACTTCGTCATCACGGCGGACACAAAGACTGAAGAGACGACCACACCGGAGCGCCATTTCATTTACTCTCGTCTGAACCTCGCCACAAATGCCATGGGCTTCGTACAGCTGTTCTTCCTCACCACACGCTCGATGTTCACCATTCCACGCAATTCGTTTCAGGTGCTTTGGTCGTTCTACTTGCCAAACACCTCGCTGCAGGGCTACACCGAGTGCCTGGCTCTCTTCGAGGGTGAATCCACTCCGCGCATGGTGCGCATCGAGGATGATAAGGTGAACACAAAGAACACTACCTTAATACGTGACACGTTAAGCCCTATTGGAATAGAAACGCGCATCGGCAGCAAGTGCCGACTGCTCCAGTTCACCGTTCATCGTGGCTTTCTTGCCAAGACGTTCTATGTCACTGACCGCACACCGAACCTCACGCTACTCGTGCGCAATGAGTTCAACTGCGATGAATACATACATCTCACTTGCGTCACCAAGAGCAAGCTCGATCTCGACCGTTCCACTGCCACCTCGCTCGGTATCACCACCTTCTATGATGACAAGTCAGCCTACGAGTATGATGTGGAGTCCTCGATGCTTACCTTCGAGGAAGCCAAGCACTTCTCCCAGCTCCTCCTTTCTCGCTATGTCAACATCGTTGAGATAGGTGGTGCCCTGGCACCCATCACCATCACTGACATAAACAGCGAAATCTCTGATGCCGACAACGCCACGAACAGCATCAAGTTCAAGTACAAATATAGCAGCCACCATTTCCCAATCACCATCGACTACGGCAACAACATCTTCGATGATCCTTTCTACCGCACCTTCGATTAATCCACATCGCTATGCAATCCATCCACATCACCACCCTCCGCAAAATACTCTCCAGTCCCGAACCCATCGACATCCGTCTATGGACTCGCAGCGGTGAAATCCAGTCCTGGCACCGCTGCATCTCCCTCAAATATGATTTCTATAAAGGCACAAGACGAATGAAGCTGCTGGACTCTAACGAAATCCGGCAGCTTCGAGACGTGTGTATATTTGAGGTGAATGGGATTGAGGTGTATATGTGATTTCAAACTATTTTATGATAAAGCCTTTGTTTCATTCAAATTATTATTGTATATTTGTCTCTAAATATTTAAGTATTCAACATGAACGATTTTCAAAAATTTGTCGAGAGTATTGAAAAATACATAGAAAATAAATCAACTGATAAGTTGACCACTTTATTTAACCAAATTAAAGGCTTGTCATGTAATGACTTTAGACTTTATTACTTTAAAGCGGCATATTACAATAAAACAGAAGAGCATTTAGCTAAAGCAAAAGAAAACATTGACAAATCATTAGAGTTAGTTGATAGAATAGAAGAAAGCGCACCAGGAGTAGAGAATGGTGTTGGACTATGGTATTCGTATCCGGACGGAAATTCATATTGCTTGCCATTAATATCTATAAAACAACAACTAATTGAAGTTTATTCAACCGCTGGCGAGATTTATGCCAAATTACAAGACTATAAAAATTCACTTTCTGCTTATAAAAAAGTTCAATATTATATATCATTCCTAAAATCTGATTTTGAGAATTGTAAATCTGTGTCATTATTTTCATTCAGGAGGTATGGTAAATACTCTTTGGCAGATCTAAAAGAGAATAAAATAACTGTTTCTCCATCCAAAAATATGAACGACCCATTTGATAGCATCATAAATTTATGGGCAAATGAGGAACATCTGGCACAGAAATGCAAAGATAAAAGTCATGCCAAACCTTATGCTAAATCTTTCGATTATTTTAGAATAAGAAGTTTCTGTTATGGCAATGAAGATGAAGTCGTAAAGAAATCTCTAATGTGGTCACATTATGCTGATGAACATAAAGGATTTTGCATAAAGTATAAATTATCCTCACGTTTCATAAAGCAAGAGGAAAACGAAAAATTTGAACACTCGTATCTAAAAAAGATAAACTATACCGAAAATCCTATAAGCATAGACACTCCAACTATTGACACTACTCTTGCTTTTGCTACAAAAAGTATAGAATGGTCTTATGAGAATGAAGTTCGGCTAATAGATTTTAACCCCAATGAGCCAAATGATTACCTAGGTATTCCATTAGATAAAATGTCATACATTGAAGCAATATACTTTGGTTATAGATGCAAAGATGATATTATAAACGAAGTTATTAGCATTTTCAACAAGAATGAGCATCAGCCTATTTTTTTCAAGATGAAACTTGATACAAGGGATGTTCATCATATGCAAATTGTACAATTATACCTTAATTCCGCAGTATTTTTTCTTGTGAGAAAATTTTATATGTTGAGGTGTCTTTTTGGGACTCTATATGTTGATATGAGGTGCTTCGGTGTTTCTTGGGTTTTTTCTAAGCATA